TACGGGAAATGTCCTCCTCTTAAATTTTGTGATCAGGTATTTGTATATGCCGATCCTTCTACTTCCAATAAAGATCGTGGGCGCAATAAACAAGCTTCTTATAAGTCTGTAGTAATTGTTGGGAGCAAAGGGCGTACACGCTATTTATATAAAGTTTGGATAGATCAAACCAGTAACGCAAAGTTTGTGGACTGGTTATATGAATCTTATTTATACCTGAAGGAAAAAAATGTTGATACCAAACGGATCTATATAGAAAATAACAGCTTGCAGGATCCACACTACCAACAGGTATTACTCCCCTTAATTTATCAACGTGCAGATAGTTTTGGATTTACCATACCGATTACTGAAGACAAAAGAAGAAAGGCAGATAAGTTCTTTAGGATCGAAGGAACCTTGGAACCGCTTAACCGTCTCGGAAATCTAATCTTCAATAAAGCTGAAAAAGAAGATCCTAATATGATTCGTATGCACGATCAGATGATTGGTGTAAGTGAAAAAGCCTCGGTAATGGATGGTCCCGATTCCCTTGAAGGTGCTTGTTGGCTTATCCAGAACCGAACCGTACAAAAAAATATGGATTATTCATTTGGGGCTATTAACTCACGAAAATACTAAGTTATGTTTTTAACAAAAGAAGATATGCCAAGTACGATATACGGCTATCAATTAGAACAAATTACTGAAGGCAATGATGATATAATTGATATCGCTATGGCCGCAGCTGAAGAAGAGGTACGCAGTTATCTATCTGGAAACAATAAAAGACAGTGGCAAGATGGAAGGTTGCAATACGATGTAGATGCAATACTTAATAAGGTTGGAGTTGAGAGAAACGCTCTTATTCTAAAACATACTACCACCATTGCTAAATGGTGGGTTGTAGAGCTTTGTAATGCCGATGTGATCTATGAGCAAACAAAGGAACGCTATGATCGTGCCGTATCATGGCTTAACAAATTGGCAATGGGAGATGTAAATCTAAGCTCGTTACCTCAAATAGATAATGAATTAAGTACCAAAGAGCCTTTTAGTTTTGGCTCACGTAAAAAATTTAATCACGAATAATTATGGGCAGTAGAAAATATAGATCAAAAAAGCAATCACATAATTTGGCTTTAAAAACTAATGCATCAGCTCCAAAATATACCGCTTCAATTGCTCCAAAAGCAGTAGCTAGCACTCGTAAAGATATTGCCAGTTGGAAGACTGCCGAAAAATTAACCAATCTGGTAGATTTTCCAAAGTGGTATTTAATACAACAGCTTTTTAAGGAAATTAAGCTTGATGCATTATTGACTTCACAATTAAAAAACCGTCAATTAAAAGTATTGGCAGAAAGAATTGTACTTAAAAAAGCCAATGGCGAAGTAGATGAAGAGCAAACCAAGTTGATCAACAACGCCAAGTTTACCAAGGAAATCAATCAGCATATTTCAGACAGTATTTTTAATGGGCACTCCTTAATTGAACTGTCTTTAAATGCCGAAAAAGCACTTCAGGTAGATTTATTGCCTAGAGAAAATGTAGATCCTAAAAACGGGAGGTTATTTCCAGACTATACTGAAGATGCATTTACACCTTACCGTGAAGTTGCAGAATATGGTACTTGGTTATTGGAGTTTGGCGAAAAAGGAGATTTAGGTTTGTTAAACAATGCAGTGCCTCACGTTTTATTTAAACGTTTTGCGCAAAGTTGTTGGAGTGAATTGTGTGAGATCTACGGAATCCCTCCACGAGTTATGAAAACTAACACGCAAGATCCTGCCATGGTAAAACGTGGCGAAACGATGATGCGAGATATGGGCGCAGCTGCTTGGTTTATTATAGATGAAAGTGAAAGTTTTGAATGGGCAAAAGGCGTGAATACTAATGGAGATGTGTACAGCAATTTAATGACATTTTGCAACAATGAAATTTCATTATTAATTACAGGAGCAGTTATAGGTCAAGATACTCAAAACGGAAGCAGATCTAAAGACGAAAGCGGTCAGGAAATGTTGAATACTTTATCCGATAGCGATTTGCGTTTGTTGGAACAAGCTTGGAATACTACGGTGATACCGGCACTCCTAAAGATAGGGGTTTTAAAAGGGGATATTACCTATGGATATGAACAAACCGAAGATCTGGCACAACTATGGACAATGACAAAGGATTCCCTGCCATATTTTGATGTGCAACCGGAATGGGTAAAAGAGAAGTTTGGGATTGAAATAACAGGGAAACGAGAACAGCCAAAGCAGCAAAATAACTTAAGCCTTGGTGCAGATTTTTTCGACTAAGCCCTAAAGGTTACTTTGGGGCATTGCATGGCAGGCTATCGCATTTGTATGATTGTACTTGCGACCATTGCAACCATGAGCAACAGGATTTACAGTTAGCCATAAATCCTAAGTTTAAAAAGCTTTTAAAGACCGTTGAAAACGCATTTAAAAAGCTGCACAAAAAAGGAAGCTACCATCCAAAAGACTTAGAGAAAGTACCGGAATACCGAGAAATAATAAATCAGACCACCGGGTTTTTAACCAGGGCAATTTCAGATAATGAACTTAGCGATAGCCTGCGTAAAAGCTTTGAGGAAGATATATTTCTATTTTCAGGACTCAAGACCCATGCGCAATTATTTGAAGCTTCCAGACAACTGCTTACTGAAGACAAGAAAATAAAGAGCTTCTCCAAGTTTTCCAAAGATGTCTCCAGCATTAAAAAGAACTATAACGAAAACTATCTGGAGGCAGAGTATGATTTTGCAGGCGGTAGTGGATTAATGGCAGATCGTTGGGAAAGTTTTAATGATAGTGATCGCTATTACCTTCAATATAGAACTGCCAATGATGACAGGGTAAGGGAAAGCCATGAGGTACTTCACAATACAACACTTCCAAAAAATGATCCGTTTTGGGATCTCTTCTTTCCTCCAAATGGATGGCGTTGCCGGTGTACAACTGTTGAAGTATTGGCGTACCTAAACGAAATGACAAATACCAAGAAAGCCTATGAATCTGGGGAGAAAGCCACGTATCAGGAAAGCAAGAACGGAAAGAACAAACTGGAGATTTTTAGGTTTAATCCGGGCAAACAAAAAGTAGCCTTTCCACCAAAGCATCCATACCATAAAGTGGCAGGAGCTAAAAAAGCGACATCCATCATTAAAACTATTAAGAATAAGGTAAAATAACCGAAATATGGATTTTAAAGATGTAGTTAAAAATATTGTAGAAGATGTAGCGGTAGATCTTACTCAGGAGTTTGACAGGAACTTTGAACGCAAGGCTTTCTTTAATAAAAAATGGGAGGAAAGCAACTATGCTAATAGTAGGGGATCTTTACTTAATAGGAGTGGAAAGCTAAGGCGATCTATCAATAAAAGCAATTCCGGAAGCTCCATACGTTGGCGTAGTTCCCTGCCGTATGCCAGTATCCACAATGAAGGTGGAGAAATAGAAGTTACCGCCAAAATGAAAAGCTACTTTTGGGCAATGTTCTATAAGGCAAACGGAGCAGCTAAAGGGAACAAAGGCGGTAAGAAAAGAATAGAGAAACTATCCGGGGAGGCTGCCAAGTGGAAAGCGATGGCACTTATGAAGGTTGGTAGAAAAATGACTATTACCCAACGCCAGTTTATTGGATGGCACCCGGAAGTAGATAGACGAATCCAACTGGTAGTAAACCATAATATGGAGAAAGTTGGGAAAACCATTGAAAAGAATTTAAAGCCTAAAAGATGATCCTATAATGGGCATTTAATAAAACGTAACAGATGAAGACAATAATAGACAATATCCAAACGAAGCTTCAAACTATTGCAGCTCTAAAATACGTAGATGAAGATTGGGGACAATTGGATTACTACAGTCCTAACTTTCCTGTACAGTGGCCATGTGCATTAATTGATATTGCCGATGAATCTTATAGCGATCTTGGAAAAGACCGAACCAAAACCCCACAGCAACGCCAAATGGCAGAATGTTCCCTAACGCTTAGTATAGCCAACTTAAAATTAACCAATTCTAGTGGGAGAGCTCCTAAGCTTCAAAAAGACAATGCCAGATCTATCCGGGAGCTTATAGATGAAGTACACAGCTTACTTCAGGGTTGGAACCCGGAGGTGTTTGCCAGTAAATTAATACGTAAGCGTGTGCAACGGGTTAAAAGGGATGATGGGGTGCAGGAATATAATTTAACTTATAGCTTTAGCCTGACAGATGTTTAACCAAACATGGAAAGCTGACTATCTTCAAAGGCTTTGATCTCTTTTAACTCTTTGTTTACTGAAGTTCCAAGGATAGTATATAGGGTGGTTCTGGATACGGCATATTTAGGATAGATGTACTTACGCCACACGCACATTACAGAATTATCTTCGGTTTTGTGTTGGTGGTAAAGCTCTAAAACCAATTGGTAGCGCAGAAGCTTATTCTTTTGGGTGCCGATCTCCTGTCTCTGACGTTTTGTCATAAGACAAACTTAAAACAAAATATTCTAAGTTCCAATATTCTTAAACAAAAAAAAACCACCCGGATTAGGGGTGGTTTTAAAATTTATAGATTCTGTTAATAGAACTTACTGATCAACCAATATGGTTCTTTTGCGGTAGATTTAAATTTATAATTCCAATATCCATCATTACCTTTTGCAGTATATTTAAATTCTTCACGAACCCCGGTGATTGTTGCTGTATTATCAAAGTACTTTTTCCAGACAGGAAACATATCTAAAAACTTAAGCCTTGCTTGGTAAAATCTATATTTCTTTTCACCTTCAATTTCTAAGGTTTTGTCTTGGCCTTCATAAAACACTTCAAAGTCTATTTCATAAAATTGAACATCAATATGATGCCCACTTTTTATTACTTTATTCAAGGCAACCGTATCGGTAGAAGCTTCTATAAATTCAAAGGTTAATAAATCATTGGTTTCCTGTACATCCCACAGCATTAATTCTTCTCTAACATCTGTCACAATATTATAGGCAAATTCCGAGGCTTCCGTTTTATTCATGCTTCTTAGATGTGCAAGATCTTGAGCAGTAGAATTAATAAAAGAAAAAATGGCGATCAATAGTAGTAGTTTCTTCATGGTTTTAGTTTTAGTTGAATACAACAAATATATACATCATAGATGAAACAATAAATCCTATTGACATCCCTATCATGATCCATTGAATTTTAGAATGGTTTTTCCCTAATTTATATCCATCGTTAAATGCTTCTTTTACGTATCTCATATTTAATCTATTGGTGGGTTCAAGGTAAATCTTGCTTTTGGTTGGCACCAAGTCTCGCACTCGTTAACATCTTGGCAACTGCATGGAGGCAAATGATGTTGAATTAAAGCTTCTGGCATACATTCCTTTTGAAAATAAAAGATTTCGGTTTCACTCATCCCACAATCTAAAAGGATCTTGTTATTCTTAATAATTTCACTGCGAAGTTTGTCCTGAATCTCATTTGCTGTCTTAAACCTATTATTCGCTTTACGAAGCCTACTATAGGCAATTATGTTAAGCACAAAAATTATTATAGCAATTGCAGTTACAATATGAAACCATGTTGCGTATTGTATATAGTTTTTCATTTTATAAAATTTTGATGTTTGTGATTATCTGAAACATAGTATTAATATCTGTTAGTTCTTCTACCTCAATCACTTTACTAGAATCAACATAATAATCGTTTAGCATCGGGTGAGGAGCTTCTTTAAGCTCTTTATAATTTACTAGAACTGTCATATTAAAAAATTAGTTGGACGTTCTATTAACTTAAAATCATAAACCCAAACCCAAGGATTAGATTCCCATGATTCTTTACCGTTAATCGATTCCCACAACACTCTAAATTTTATAACTGAATTAATCATCTTAGAATTAAGATTTTTTAAGCCATTATCTAATTGAATACCTTCTTGAATTGCATCAATAGGAGATATCTCCTTAAGCCGTTCCACTCTCACATTAGTACACTCCAAAAACAACCTACAGGCTTCTTTAGGCATAAATATGGAAGGCTTCCATTTCATTCTCTTAAAAAATTCTGGCTTTAGTTCATCTAGCGCTTTTTGCTTGTATAAATAAGGCTCTTCAAGATCATCACTATATTGCCAAGT